ACGATCGCATGGTTCTGAGTAACGCTTGCGTGAGGATCCAGAAGTAATGTTATGCTCATTGTGGTGGTGAGCATGTACGTTCACAATGTGGAGCACTGTCTTGAAACACAAATATAGTGTCGCCGAAGAGGGCACAAGGCAGTGGAGATGAACGGAGGACCCAGGGGCATCATGAGATGCTCAGAAATGGGGGTGGAGGGAGTAGGTGGGCCCTTCGAACGTGCAGTCGTTATCTGCACGCCAAATAACTTAACGTGACGATGTGAAAGAACATTGACGCCAGGAAAGACTGGGTTCAAATTTAAACTAACCACCGGAGACATGGATAACAACTTAGCAAACGTAGATTTACCGCGAAACGGGCCACCAGACCCGCTGCTACCAATGTGTGATAACAATGCTGTGCCCATTTATCACACATTAGAGGTTGAGAGGCTAACCACCTCCTCCTCACGTCATCCTGCGAGAATGATTCGCTTCTTTGGGGTCGTTAATTTGATCTCTTTACTTGTGCTGACAACCATAGCGTTGCATGTGTGGATTTTTTACACCGACCAGGGCCATTTCATAAACTGCATTATTGCTGCTGTTTATGGGATGGTCTGCGTGGAAACAATCTTGTTCTGCATCTACGCTTACCTCACATTAGGTAAAGGGACTCAAGACTTCGTTTTGGAGATGGAACGAAGCGTCATAGGGACAACTTCAGAACAGCGGCTAGTCGAGGACACTGAAGGGGACCCCTGGGAAAGGGGACCACCCATCATGACCCAATCCTCAGTATTGAGTATGTGGACGCCTAGAATATCAAGTGTCACATACCAAAACAGGACTACCATCCTCACTCCGCTTGGAACCGGAACACAACGGGACCAGGTTATCGAGAAGATGCGTATGGCCCCACATCTTTTCAAAATAGAGCGGAATGGTGTTCATTACATGCCGCTCACTCAGGAACTGGACGATCGATTGCCAGCCGAACTGATGATTCCAAAAATTCATCAATTAGGAATTGACCCGCAGTTGTTGGCGACACGCGTCAATCAAGCAGCAAATTCGATAGATATGAGTTCCACAGTCAACCAGGGCAGAAAGGATGCCCTTATAGCCTCCAGAACAAGGCCGGGCGCACCAGATCCATGGTCGCTCACAGTTGCCTTCGTTACAGCTGATGTGCAGAATCGCACGAAACTAGGAGACCAAATCTCGGCTTTTCTCCTTGCCCAATAGGGAAACCAGGTCTGTATCTGGCTGGATACAGAGTAACCGACCCCGGCGTAAAAGTGAAAGAGATTGGAGATGTCAAGGACTCACTGACAATCCAAAAAGTTCACCCAATAGCCAGAACCATGCAGCGAGAGCGGGTACCCCAAGCGGTATCTCTCGGTTGTCATGTAGTGGGGGCGGTGCCACCAAAACCAGATCCAGACCCGATTTCCCTGGCCTGCGGGCTGCAAGCCAGATTAGGATGGTCCAGAACTAAGCTCACTCGGTTCGAGAAGAGGAGGCTTAAACGGTTCACACACAAGTTGGTGCGTAGGTGCTTCAAGCCTATAGATCCAACAGCAGATATTTCCTTTCCCACCTGGATTGCGAAACAAAGAGAAAATCACGTATACTCCAGTGCCCGTTGTGACGAGCTGGAGAACGTGTGGGAAGAGCACAGTCAGTATCTCGACGAACATGGACAGATATCAGACTGGAGCAAAGTACCAACAAAAGCGCGGAAGAAAATCTTAAGGTGCG